CCTTGAATTAAACCAAGTAAATCTTTCTAGTTCTTTTCTTAAATCATCTTGATATGAAAAATTAAGTTGGTCTTTTAAAGTAGTCATAGACTCAATAATTTGTCTTTGGTTTTCTACATCATACTCTGGTTTTGGTTCAGGTATATAATTAGTTATTTTAGCCATAGTTTAATCTATGTTAATGTTGATTCTTCAGCCATCATTTGTTCGAGAATATTTTGTTTTTGTTTTTGCTTATCGATTGCTGGTTCTAAATTTTTTTCATACATATCTTTGTTAATAATATTTTCTAATAGTTGTTGATTTGTATTTGTAGAAGCATCAGCCATTATATCATTTATGTTACCAACTTGATTTTGCACTGGATCATCTAAATTAGGAGAAAGTGGTTCAATAAATCTTCCTGGTAAAGGTTGATATGTTACTCCCATTCCTGGAAAAGAATTTATAGTAGGGTTCGCTAATTGTTGTATAGTTTCTATACCACTTAAATCCATGTTTGGATTACCTAAATCATTTTGAAATTGTGGATTAGCAGCATCTAAACTAGCCGGTCCATAACCTTGTGCAATTAAATTATCTAGTAGAGCTTGTTGATTTGGAGTAAAGTCCACAGTTTTTGCAGTGAAATCTCCAAAACCAATTTGATTATAACCTCTATTTTTTGCTTCTAATAATTTAGCTACTCTGTTTTGTTGTCTTTTATCATACATTGATTGCTTAAATTCTTCTTCATTCATAAAACTTCCATCAGGATTAGTTCTTCCAAATTTGTCTTTTATAAAATTCATTCCTTTTTTAGAAAAAGCTAAACCAAGACCTGGAATACCCATAGCAAATCCAAGTAAAGACATTAATAGTCCCCCTATTCCTCCACCACCTCTTTGAAATGGGTTTTTTTTAACTACATCAGGTTCTTTTTCCGCTGCTGATTGTCTAGCAAGTCTGTTTAATTCTATTCTTCTGTTATCTCTATCTGCTTGACCTTGACCTTCTCTTTGTCTTCTGTCTACAGCTGTATTAGCTCTTGACGCAGTGTTAGTTCCCATCTGCCTGTCAAAACTTTTTGAAAAAGAAGTAGTAGAAGCATCTGCTCCTCCACCTTGAAAATTTTTTCTACTAGTTATTCTTTTATCTATCATTATCTTCTACCATCTGGTTGCGCATCAACTCTAAGTGTGCCATATCTCCATGCCTCACCTACAGCATCATTTGAAATTTTTAAGGATACTAATCTTCCTCTTGCTCTAGTATCTACTTTATCAGTAGAATTTGTAATTGTAAAGGGTCCAAGGGGTGAACTAACCGCTGTATCATCAGGGTAAGAACTTACAAATAATGTAATTGTAGCATCTCCTCGTAAGTATTTAAAATCAGGTATAAATCTTTTTACTGACATAAAGAACTCTCCATCTCCTCTATAATCAACAACTCCGGTTTGAATTCCTAAACCACTTGTTCTTGAAGTAATATCATAATCTCCAGATTGAATAAATGCATCAATAGATGTTGTACCCGAACTGTTTACTTGGTCATCACCTATTTCGTGAGCGTAATATATAGATGCTCCATACTTGTTAGTTATACCAGATATAGCAGAGAATACTGGAGTTGCACTATCATCATAATCTGTAGCATAAGGTAATTGAAAAACACCTTGGTCTTGATAAGTAGTTCTATCTAATGATGAAGTTGTAAATACATTTTCTGAATAATTGTATGTAACACATCTATCAATTTGAGTTGATCCTGCTTTAGGATAAAACCAATTTATTTCTGTGTACAAAGAATTAGGAGCAGAATAAACAACATCTGCGGCATCGTAATTTAATCCTAAGTTATCTCCATCAGTTGAGTATACAAAATCTTCTACAAGACATGGTAAAGATTTAACTGTACCATCATATACAAAAAAACCACCTTCACCTGACATCCACCACACAGCTCCATTTGCATATGACATTGCGTGTTGACCAATACATCCACAGTTAGTACCTACTTGTCTAACAGAAAAAGTAAATGGTGGACCAACAAATTGAATTACATACGCAGCTAAATCAGTTGTTACAAAAATATAATCTTTACCTTGTATGGCTGCTCTAATCTCATTACCTGTATCTAATCTAAATGTACCCGCAGTGTTGGTTGCGGTTGGTGCATATGTATTTAAATCTTCTTGATTAGAAAATCTTACAAACATTGGATCTTGTGTTGATGTGTCACCTATAGTTGTTTCCGTACCTAAATGAAATAAGTGTCTATCTCTATCTGATACAATAGAAATTCTTGTAGCCGTTGGATTGTTTGTTGTGTTAAAATTAGTTGTAGACTGTGAAGCTCTCACAGCTCTTGGATTAGATGCTCCAGCATCCCAAGTAAATGTTTTACCATTAAATATAGTTGCAACTAATACTTCACCAAAGTTATCAAGACTCCAGTTTCCTGGTGCCAGAACCACATTACTTGTAGATCGTTCAGTGCCCCAAGTAGAATCATTCCATAAATAAGTTCCCCAACCATAACCAACTGTTTGAGTTGTTGGTCCAACTATAACATAAGGATTGATGGTAGCTCCCCCTGTTCCAGATGAAGCACCAGCCACAGCTGCAATAGGAGTTTGAATAGTAAAAGTATTATCAGTAGGCACAGTCAATATTTCGAAAGCACCTTCAGTAAAAGTATCTGAACTTGTAAATCCATTAGGAGTCACAACGCTTGTGAAAGTAATGTATCTACCAACAGCTAATCCGTGAGAAGTTTTATTAACAGTAACAATATCAGAACCTTCAACAGTGTCAAAGTCAGCTCCAGTAATTGCTGTATCCAAAGGAGTGATGTCATAAAATGCCTCTCCGTAATATAGAAATAATCCTTGAGACGTTCCTATGGCTGTATATTTCTCACCTTTAAAACTACTAAAAGCAAGTTGTCTTCTAGCAGCACCTGGTAAAGTTTCATTAGCAACGGTAAGTTGTTCCCAACCACCTATTTTTTCCGGTAAACCATATCTAAATCTTACAAAGTCTCCGTCTACCCATTCACTTTCAGCCCCTGATTCAGTAGCTTGTTTATTAAATCCTGGTTTAAAATTGAGTTTCTGTAACATAACCTAGTATTATATAGGGTTTTTATTATTTTGGTAGTATTATATTCCAGTCTAGCTTAGATAGCAAATCTTGTAAATGTACTTCTTTTAATTTATTTTCTTTTAAATATTGATGTAATTCTTCTATATCTACTATTACCCACTCATTCTCCATGTCAAATACCATTTTATCTGCTTTAGTTTTAAAGCTACCTATTTTTGCATTTTTTTTAATAGGTCTTAAATCAAATTTAAATTTTTGATTATGAAGTATTCCCTCAACATCCCAAAGCTCAGTGTTTTTTTGTTTATTATTTGCTAAGGTTTTCTCTTTTAATTTTGTATAAAAATTTTTCATTTTTATAAAGGATGCAACGGGTGGTATGTGGTGTTGTCCGTTGCACCCATCATAAGGTTATATCATTTTTTAAACCAAGATAAAAGACCTAAATGAGGACGTTTATCAAGCTTTAATCTTCAATATATTTACATAACCATCTGTATCATTTTCTCCTATTTCTCCAACAGGAAAAAAATTCATAGCTAAAGAATATCTATCAATATTACTTTCATTCTGCAAAACTTTGTGATGCATATCACTTGGAAATATAATTAATAAACCATTATATGGTTTAAAAGTGAATACTCTCGAATTCCATATATTATCTTCTGTTACTTTTAAATCAAATAAATTATTATAATGATTAACAAAACTAATATTTCCAGAATATTGATCTACTTTTATATATAAAACTGCACTTAAAAAAGAATTAAAATGATGATGATAATCAGATTCTTGATTAATTTTAGTTTTAGTTAACCAAGATTTTGTTAATTGAAAATCATTTTTATATTTCATAACATTTTGTGTATAAAAATTTATTTCTTTCATAATTATTTTTTTTAAAAATATATATTCTTTTTTATCTAGTATATTATTGTTCATTGAAACTTGTGCATAATTGCTTAAGCTATCTTTAGCGATTCTAAAATTTTCTTTTTTAATTAAAGATAATATTTTATCTGTATTTATATTTGTTTTTTTGACATATACTAATTTACTAAACAAAGGATATAATACAGGTTTAGTTTCGTCCATAATATTATCGTTTAAACCAAGATGGAAGACCTAAATGAGGACGTTTGTCGAACATATTGTCTTTAGCACCCGGTGTTTTACGATTGTTATAATGAAGAAATACTTGTACGCATTCCTTACCTCTAAATTTATTTCGCCAATGCTCTAGCTCACATCCAGAATAGACTAGCATATCTCCTGGTTTAAGATCTACTCGAATGCCTTTATTTGGATTTTTTATAAGTCTTTTAGATTCTTCAACACCATATTCACCAACACCTGGTTTAACACTTGATTTTCCAGTAGGATCTAAATAAATAGGCCAGTCATCGCCAGCAAGATTCATAGTAGTTGATATCTCACAACTAAATCTATCTTTGTGTCTTTTAAGAATGTCTCCTTTTTTATATATTCTTGCATAGGTGTAAGCTGGGTATAATTTAAGACCTGTTGCTTCTTCCATTTTAGGTTGGCATTTTAACATTAAAGTTTCCATAGCAATGTTTCCATATTGAGAATAAGTATTTGGTATCTGTTGATTTTGATCCTCATAAAAACCTAATATATTTTCAAAAGGAGAAAAGTATCTTGTTTGCCTACAGGTATCATATACTTGTTTTTGCATTAAAAAATAATTTGCAACAAAAATAGCCAAGTCTTTTGATATTGCTTGACGGATGACTGTATATTTTTTATCTTTAAACATCTTTTGCCATCCCTTTCGGTACGGCTTGTATATTCCAATGTATAAATCTAAA